ATCAGCTTGGTGGGGCGTGCTGCAATCAGCAAACCACGCTCATCAGTCCAACCTGCAATCTGAATAACAGCCGCTTCCAAAGAAGTTTCGTTAAGGTCAGCAGCAGTGGCTGGACGGTTTGAGTTGGTGCCACCAGAAACAAGCGGGTGATCCGTTGCACAAAGCGTCTTGCCGTCACCGTAAGTGGTGCCTGATGCAAACGCATTGTTAAGGATAGTCGCCGCCTTCACTTGCTTGGTGTACGCCATTGCACGGGCCAGAGCCTTCGTATAACGAGCAGATAACGAGTCATACAGATTATCTTCAATCGCTTCCTCAGTGATCGAAAATCCCATAGCCACGGTCTCGTGCGTATAACGAGCAGTGAATGCTTCTTGTGCGTTGTCGTACTCAATCGCAGCGCCTTCGTCTTTGACGGGGGCAGCGGAGAAGCCAGACAACTTAGTTTCTTCTTCAAAAGAACGGTCAGAAGTCTCTGATTCAAAGATTTCTGTGTGCTCTTCACCATATTTTGCGTACTCCATTCCAAACAAAGCGTTCAGTCCGGGCAGGAGTTCTTTCAGTAGCTGGGCGCGAGAAATTGCCATTTTACCTTACTCCTTAAATACCAGTGGTGTTGTCAAATGCGTGACCTGCATTCCACTTAACATACGCTTCTGTAAATCCGCCAGAAGAGTTCTTGGTTTCTTCAACCAGCTCAACAATACGAAATGGAAGCGAAGCTGTGGTAGCAGACGTATCTGAAATAGCACTTGCAGAATTACCTGTTACGGTGCTTCCAGTATTGTCTACTCCAGCCACATTAGCGCCAATATCAGTAATAGCTAGATCACCAATGGTGGTGCCAGACGACACAACAGCAGCCTTAAACAATACATCTGTAGCATCACACACATACGCTTTAATATCTGAAGCGGCTGTGCTTGCTGGGTAGTATTGTCTGAAAGTTACTTGTGAAGTACTAGGATCGGTGTAAGTAACACCCATAAAGACTCCAATAGGAGTCATAGCAGCATCAAACGTGTCACGCTCGACGGTGCCGCCAGTTACTAACTTAACAGCGTCCCCATAGAAAATGTCCGTCCCATAGCCACTGGCTATGCTGTACTGACGAACTGTACCTACGTATGGAACACCACTAAGTAGCTTTACCGGCTTCAGCCCATAAGGGGCATCGACTGTTGGATAAGCCATGATGTTAACCTCTTAACAAAAAATTTAAGTTCCTTTACCAAAATTGGTAACTTTTGTAGTGCGCTCGTTAAATAAAGGCATACGAGGATCGTTTTCGCGCATGAGGTTGTTATCCACAGAATGCATCTGTGACCTAGCTTGGTTTTCGTAATAATCATTACGCTCTTGAACCAACTCTGTTGGAGCTTTACAAAGCAATAAACCACCTTGCAAGATGTTACCTTCAAATCTTTCGTCTTTGTCGGTCAATGCAAACTCTGGGTGATCTTCAGCTTTAACTGGCTCCCAACCTTCACGTAATTTGGAAGAAACATTAGTGGCATCTGTTTGACCCTGAGTGGACACCCGTACCCAGCGGAACTCATACCCGTCCTGCGGCTTTGGCGAAGGTAATACTTCGGGCCGCTGCCATGAACGCTTACGAGCTTTAGTCTCGCGTGTGTCGTTGTCTCTCTTGATTCTATTTTCAGCCATTATTGTTCCTCATTTCTTGTGCAACCTGTTTGGCGTATTCTTCAAGTGGAACTCCCAATCTTTTTGCTAGGGCTACCTGTGTTTGCGTTAGTGTCACCTTTTTAGGTGCTGTGCTCCGCGTAGCGGGTGCAACCACATTTGACCTTGGCTTGGGCTTCTCTTCTATTGTCGATGCGTCCTCAAATTCTTGTGGAAACACCTCTCGCATACGGGCGTCAATGCGCTCGTAGTATTCGTCACTTGTAGGATCTACACCTTGTCTTACTAACTTATGGTGTAGACCTACAGCTAAACTTGTCATTTCTTCATCTTGGTCAAACCAAGGGTTTTCTTTTCTCCATTCCTCTGCACGAGCATCATACGGTTGCTGTGCATTAGTCGTAACATCTTGTACCGAAGTTTCTTCTTCTTGTAAAGCAGGTACTTTGAAGTTGTTTAGTTTGTCAGACTTTATTTTTGCGCTAGTTAAAGTTTCTTGCGCTTCAATAACTCTGTCTGCCTCTCCAGACTCGTAAGCGTCTTTGTAAACTTGCTTCGCCTGTAGTAACTCTGCAGCTACAGCTTTTTTAGCCTGCTCAAGAAGCGCCTCTTGGTTCTTTGTAACGTTGCCTTTTAGCTCTTTGTTTTCGTCTACGAGCTTTTGGGCCAGCCTTTCTAACTCTTCACGCTCTCGTAGCGCCTGTTCTTTTGCACGGCGCTCGTCGTGGTAACCTTTGCTAAAGTGCTTTATGCGTTGCTGAACTTTCTCAGAGTAGTCTGCAAGCTCTTCATCTGTGATGTCTTTTGGAGGTTCTGAGGGTTTGCGGTTCCGGTCAGCCTTTGGTGTATCGTCCACAACCTCAATATCAAGCGCGGATTCTTCTTCAACTTCAGCTACAGGCTCTGGCTCTTTGTAATCTTCTGCCGTTTTCTTGCCTGTTATATCAATCTCTACTTCACTGGAGTTTTCCACTTCCAATACAGCTTCCTCTTGTTCTGGATCAGGAAAAGAAAATTCTACTTTCTGAAACGCCATAACTTACTCCTTATACTCTCTCAACGCCACGAGGGTCTGGTACGACAGCTTCAATAGAGTCGTCGTTCATCAAACGATATTCTTTCCCGTCTATGGAAAACCTAGTTCCTGTATTAGCACGGAACATCACATAGTCCCCCGGCTTACACCAAGGGCCAGTGGGAAAGCGGTCTGCGTCAGAATAGGCTTGTTCGCCCATATCCAACACAAGCCCTATGATCGACATGATCTGTTCGTGGTTTTTTGTTGTGACAGATTTAAGTAAGTCTGTGCCGTCGAAAGTCTCTTCAACATGCGGCATAGCAACTAACACCCTGTACCCCACAGGCACGGGTATTTGAGCTTCAAACTCTTCTTCGGTGACTATTGCTTCTGCAATATCAGTCATCTTCGTACTCCAAATTGCGCGAGAGGTCTTCTATATATTGCAGACAGGTTTCGAGACCCCGAACCAAACCTGTAGTTTCCTTATACATGGCGAAGTCTTTAGCTCCCCCTGCAGTAAGAAATTCAATCGCTGAAGATTTATCATCTTCAAGTCTTTCTTTGAGCACGTCTAAGACGGTTTTTGCCACTATTGAGTCCTATTTGAGTCCTTAATGGTCTTCAGCAAATCTAAATCTAGTTTAGTATTATCTTTTCTTCTATCAGCCGCTAGTTTAGCACCTGCTTTCTGTGCGTCTATTTGTAACTCTTGCTGTTCTATTTCAAGCTGTTTTGCGTCGATAATAGCATCCGCTTGGTTTTTCTGTGCTTTTAGTTGTAGCTCCTGCTGCTTCAACTGCGCGTCTGTTTGATCTTTCGCTGCTTTACGCTGCACTTCTTGCTGTTTTATCTGTAGTTCGGCTTGCTGCATCTGTACTACAGGATCTTGCGCCTTCTGTTGCGCCTGTTGCTGTGCGGCCTGTTGCTGGTGCTGTTGTGTCAACTGCTGTCCTGCGTCTGCCATAAGTTGTGACATCTGTAGCTCAATGTCTTCTGGCAACGCTTCGTTGGGCACAGGTAACTTGACCCCAAGTTTCTCTTCGATCTGCTTGCGGTATAAGAAGCCTGTGTGTTCTGCGATGTGCGCCTGTAACGCTGCCATGATTGGCTGGGCTTGCGGATTCTGCCCTATAAGCTGTCGCACCATAGGATCTTGCATAAACGATTGGTGTGTTGCGATATGCGCTTCGTGATCTTGGTATATAAACGCCTTCATCGGCTTGCCCATAAGAGCGTTCATATTTTCGCTTACAGGATCTACTGGAGTCGCATCTTCCTCTGTAGGCACAAGTTTGTCAGCATTCTTAACGCCCAATACCTCTATCATCTGCCTGTGTAGCTGCGGTAAGTCGTATATCTGTGGTGCAGTTTGCGACATTTGTAGTACAGCTTGGTACTGCACTACACGTTGGGCCATCGTAGAACTGTTCGGATCGCTGACAGGGATCATACAATCTTTTTGCCGTCGATGCAAAATGTTCGACCATCGCCCACTGCAACGGTGTCAAGTCTTGTGCCTCGTCGATAAATACAA